CCAGTTGTGATTTCTAAACCACCAGCAGCAGTAATTGTGCCAGTAGCATGTAGATCACCATTGATGGTTCCACCAGTGAGGTTCAAGTAGTTAGTAGCAACTGAGGAGCTGAGAGAAGCAATTTGGCTGTCGATCTTGGAATCAAGAGCGCCAGAAACAGCAACCATTTCAGTATGAAGAGCTTCTTCGGCAGCAGTAGCGCGAGAAACTTCGCTGTCGAGTTGACCTTGGAGATCAGCAGAAACAGACTGAATTGTGGTGTTGATGTTCGAGGAGGCTGTTGCTAGGTTTGCAGCGGCTGCGTCAGCAAGAGCTGTGATAGCTCCGTTGATGTCATTGTCAGCATTTTGAAAAGCGCTAACGATTTCAGTCAAGGAATCAAGAGCAGCTGGGTCGATGTTGCTAAGAACGTTATCAATGCGGCTTGCTAGTGTAGAAGAAACAGAAACAACAGTTGAGTTTAGAGAAGCAACTTCAGAGTCGATCTTGGAATCAAGAGCGGCAGAAGCAGCAACCATCTCAGTGTGTAATGAACCTTCAGCAGCAGTAGCACGAGAAACTTCGGAATCAAGTTGACCTTGAAGGTCAGAAGAAACAGAAGCAACTGTGGAGTTCAAAGAGCTAACTTCAGAGTCAATCTTAGAATCAAGGGATGCAGAAACTGCAGCCATTGTGGTTTCGATTGCAAGATCAGCAGCAGCACGATCAGAAGCTTCAGTAGCTAGATCACCTTTGAGTTCAGCAGAGAGAGCTTCGAGAGAAGCAGTCGAGCCTTGTCCAAGGTTGTCGATTTGAGACTGGAGGTCGCTAGAAACGGTTACAACTGTGCTGTTAAGAGTAGCAACTTCAGAGTCAATCTTGGAATCAAGAACGCCTTCGGCAGTAGTTGCACGGCTTACTTCAGCAGCTAGGTCAGAAGAGATCTGAGAAGAAACTGCGGCCATTGTGGTCTCGATTGCGAGATCAGCAGCGGCACGATCAGCGGCTTCAGAGGATAGATCACCTTTGAGTTCAGCAGAGAGAGCTTCAACTGCAGCAGTAGAAGCGGAATCTAGGTCATCAATCTGAGATTGAAGATCGCTAGAAACAGAAACGACTGTGCTGTTAAGAGCTGCAACTTCAGAAGCAATTGTTCCTTCAAGTGTCGAAACTTCGCTGTCGATTTTAGAATCGAGAGTAGAAGAAACAGACGCGATTGTGGAATTAACATTGCCAAGAGTGCTAACTAGGTTAGAAGCAAAGTTTTCGTCATCACCGAGAGCAGCAGCCAACTCGTTGAGAGTGTTGAGAGCTTCTGGAGCCATGTCAATGACAGCGGCGATAGAAGAATCAATCTTAGCATCGAGGGTGCTAGAAACGGAAGCAACTGTGGAAGTTAGATCGGCGAGATCGCCTTTAACTTCAGCAGAAAGAGCTCTAACTGCAGCAGAGCTGTCAGTGTTGAGAGCGTCAATAGAAGCTTGCAATTCAGCAGAAGCGCTAGCAACTGTTGAATCTACATAGCCTTTATTGGCTGCATCTGTTTCTGATACAGGAGCGCCAGGAAGAGTAATACCGTCTTCAAAGGTTTTTACACCAGAGATAGACTGAGCAGAAGTGCGGTCAACGAATGCACCAGAACCAGCAATAGCGATAACGCCATTTGCAGATCCATAATACAATGTGCCACCAACTTCGTTAAATGCCAATTCGCCGCCTTCGAGTGAAGCAGGAGCACCTGCATCACCAGTTGTACGACGTTTAATAAGGATTTTGTTGAATGCCATAATTTTATATAGTATTTTTTATTTTTGTTTGAGTTTTAGTTTAGCGTAGACTTAAAAAGTCCACATATTTACTTATCTAAAACGGCCACATTTTTTGCGGCTTGACACGAACCAAAACAAAAATATTTTTTTCTTTTTAGAAAAATCCGCCATCCCGAACATTCAAATCTACCAAATCCTTGCCTGAAGTATAAATGATAGTGTTTTCCGGATCTGCAGAAGTTGTTATAACAAAAGTGTCGATGTCATCTAAATGAACACTTCCCGGCATGCTCGGATCAACAGACAAGCTCGCAGTATTTGCTCTAATCATTATGTTCGGAGCGTTTTCAGCAAGTGCTGACAAAGAATATAGCATATCGATTGCTTTTTTATGCTCTGCAGTAAAAGGCTTTCTGTTAAAAATATTGTTGCTCATCAGAACGTTCCTCCATCCATCAACATTAAGTCTTCTGCTCCAGAAAGTCCCGTAACATAGGTAATAACATCATTTGGATTATCAAGAGTCTTGATTTCATAAAACTCTTGAGTTGCTGTCCTGTCTACCAAGTATCTTCTCATAATAATTCCTTCATTATTTTCTAAGAATTCCCTTGTATATTCTGCAGAAGAAAGCAAAGCAGCCGTGGCAGTTGATTGATTCTCATAGAAAGGAACCGAAGGAGGACAAGGAACAAACGGAGCAACTGCGGGCGGAACATAATGATTCTCATGAGTTACTCCTCCGTAGTATCCGTATGGTTTTGATTTATTACTCATTAAACAATGCCTCCTGTAAAGACTTCAAAAAGATTAATCGAAGACAAGTTTGTTGTATAATAGACGTCATCGTCTGGTTTTCCGCTTGTTTGAATAACAAATGTTCTTAGATTTCCATCAGAAGACAGCAGAGTTCTTGTCATGATTTCGTTTGTATGATTTGCAATATAAACTTGCTCAAGTGCCATGGCATCAATGTCAATAGCGCCTGTAGAAGTAGCTGAGAACATTGTGAGTAGCAAATCTGCATAATCTTGAGTAAACAGTTCTTGCTTCTGATAAGGTCCTGGAACTGCACTCAAACCAGTTGCAACTAGACCTTCAACACACTCAGGAGGATTTGGCGGTATAAAATGGTTTGGTGCTGTATCAAGTCCTGCATTATCTTGATCATAATAATCATAAATGCATTTTGCAGAATTTTGAACGGAATCTGGATATGGTTGGAAGAGTTCTTCTGGATTTGCTCCAAGAGCCAATCTTCCGTAATCTCCCACATCATTAATTTGCTTATTATTTGGACCAGTTTCAATTCCTGGCTCATAAGAATATTCATAGCGCTTACATTTGATATACCAAACATAGTGGCCCATCAAAGCATTTGTCATCGGAAGGTACTCATCATCTCTTTCAGTAATCTCGTAGATTGGAGCGCTTCTTCCGCCAGGTCTATCTGCTCCATATTCTGTCAGCTGAATTAGATCTCCTGCCTTTGGCTCCATGCCACAGCCAATTCTATCATAAAAAGAAGATATGTGAACAACTGCTGTCATGTCGCAATCAGCCATAATGCCAAATTTTGAAAGCATCAAAGAATCGTTTGTAATATCAGTCAGCATTATCAACTCTTCAAACTTTCCGTATTTTGCTGTCGGATCTTCCCCATAAAGAAAATTATGAGAAGTCAGAGTATAACCATGCGTAAAATAAGTAACAGAAGTGCCAAAGTGTTCAATCTGCTCCCTCCACCATTTTGAGTAGTTTTCCCGCTCATTGGCGTTGTTATTCTTGTTCAGATAACGAACTCTGTCCATTGTTTTTAGCATTTTAGACCAGGAGGAAGTTTTATCCAAGAGTGCATTAGAATATCATAAATTCCTGGATATTCATCATGTTCACGCACGTCTCGAACGGTTGGAATATAACGAATTGGATGAAGAGTGCCAACTGCAAGGCGACCACTAATTGCATCAGCCATCTTTAGTAAATCTTCAGCAAGCAGACCATCAATATCAATGTCCATCAAATCTTTATTAATAACAATAAGAACTTTTAGTTCGCATGTTCTGTTCTTATTGCCTGGCTTCAGAGCATCGCCAACAAGAACAAATTTTTTAATTCTTTGAACTTGATTGCCACAGAACATTTCAATATCATTAACAATCTGAGCATGCACTCCAGGAAGCAGCACAGGATCTAGTCCAACTTCAGAATAACGGAAGATTCCTGGATCAAGTTCATTTGGACCAATGGGCGGCTTGCCAATTGTTAGATAATTTCTTAGCTTCAGTCTGTCGACTCTCTTTTTCATTCAATTTACTTATCAAAAAATTTGAACAAAAAAAGAGCCCCTGATGGGGCTCTTTTGACTTTTGGCATCTAATAAAAGATTATTTGATGAAATCTCCCTTCTTAACAGTAGACTTCACTTCAGCTTTGCTCTTTTGGAGCTTTGGAGCTGGTTTGAAAGAAGCTTGGGTTTTGAATTTGCCAGCAGAAGCTTTGCCACCTTTTGGAGCAAGCTTGCCAACTTTGTTCTTCTTGCTCATAAGAGACTTGCCTTTGGCAGGAGAAAGAAGCTTTGGTTTGTCGAGAGATTCTTTAACAGGAGCTTCCTCTTCTTCGCCGAATTCTTCATCAAATTCGTCTTCTGTATAAGAACCTTCTTCCTCTTCGCCTTCCTCTTCTTCAGCAGAATAGGTTTCGAGTTTGTCGAGGATAGATCCAAGACGGGCTTGGAGATCTTTGAGATCAGCAATGAGATCTTCAGAATCTTCTTCGGACTCTTCGGATTCTTCTTCCATTGGTTCTTCTTCAGTTTCAACTTCATCAGCTTCGAGATCAAGATCTTCGTCAGCAGAGAGTTCGGTTTCAGGAGCTTCCAATGCTGGTTGCTCGTCTTGTTCTAGTAGGGTTTTTTTGAATAGGGTTTCGAATGCGCTCATAGTATAACTTTCTTTTTTAATTTCTTTTTTTGGAGATTCTTCTTTGTCTTCTTCTTCATCAAATTCTGATTTAGGAACAACTTTTTCATCTTCCATTTCCTCAACTTCTTCATCATACTTCTCCTCTTTAGCAGGTGCTGTGCCCTTAAATTTGGCTTTTGGAGCACTGCCATGAGTTGGAGCTGTTTCTGAGCTTGTGGAAATTTTGTAGTTTGGACCTTGATCGAGCTTTGCTTTTTCAGGGCCTTTTGTTACTTCTGGCTTTTCGCCAAAGACTTCTTCGTTGGATTTAAGATCACCAACGACAACGTTAGAAGGGCTGGTTAGATCGTTCTTTTGTGCTTCGGAAAGCAGAATTTTTTCGTATAGGTCAGACAATGAATTTTTCATGTGTATTTTTATTTATCTAATTTGTCAAATTTTTCCGCAATTTGGATCAAAATATTTTATCAGACTCTGAAGATTTGTCCAGAGCTGTTCTGATAATCTGTTGATAACTGCATTTGTAACAATTTCGTTTTGTCCAATCACTAAATCTTCTTTAGAATAGGTTGGAGCTTTGTATGATTTACATTCCGTTGCATCATAAAACAGAGAGTTTCTTAAAACTTCAATATTATCCCACAAGCGATGGAATGCTTTTTGATAAACCCAAGGCTGGATGTATTCTTCTTTGTGAATTAAAATTTCGTTTAAATCCCAATACAAAATTGAAAGAATTGGAGCTCTTGTAGAAATTAGCTCCATACGGTCAACAAATTTTAAAACTTTGTCTTCAACGGCAACATAAACATTTCTGTGTTCGTCTTGATAAATGCTATTAAAGTTTGTTAAAACGTTTCCGTCAGCGCATACAAAATTGCTTATCATCTTTTCGAAAAACGATCCAGTTCTAAAATATTTTATAACCCCTGCGCTGTGTGCAATGTAAATTACTTCTCTGTGATTATAAGAGCAAGTAATTTTGCTTGGAGCTGTAACTTCCTTATCCAAAAAATATTCAAAGTTTACGGAACCGTCTTCATTAAAGACAACAACCTTGCTTGCAAAAAGCACATGCAATTTTGATTGAGAGTCTTGACAAACACTCAGAGGTTCTTCGCTTGTAGCAATTTCTGTATCAATTGTCTGGACATGCTTTCCTATAGAAGTAAATCTCTTAATGCATTTATTGCCACTGTCAGCAACAAGCACTTGGTTATCTTGATTTACATGAATATCTTTTGGTTTATTAAATCCGTACAGACTTTTCTTGAGGCCATATCTTCCCCAAGAATTAAAAAGAACAAAAGAACTGTCTTTAATCTCATAAACGCAAATTCTTGGAATTAAAGAATCTAGAACATATAATTTGCCTTCTTTCGTTTGTGTGATTGCTTCAATATTAGCAAAAGAAAAGATTTCGTCAGCAATGCCTCTTCGAGCAATTAAAGTAGACTCGTAAGTATCATCAAGTAAGTTTAGTTCTGTGTTGTGAGCTATCACCGTTTGGCCATTTGGAAGATGTAAAATTCCTTTAATGACACATCTCGTCTTATCGAGACAAAACGGAATTGGAAAAAAGTCTTGATCGATTGTAGAAATATGCCACTTGCCTTTATCACAATTCAATAGCTCTGAATCAACCTCACAAGATTCATACTTCCATTTCTTAGCATATTGTCCAGCACTTTTTGAGTCCTTCCATGTGGTAAAAACGTCAGAAGTCGATCGTTTGCGAACCCTCCATTTCCATTCCAAACAGTATTTTTGCAAGCAAGAAGGATCTCCAACTTGCTTTGTACATTCATGATCTAACCAGTATATTGGAAATCCAGCCGTTTTGTCTTCGCCTGTGCATACCTCATGTTGTGACCATGCAACTTCTTCTGAATTGTTTGGAGGACATTCTATATCAGACCAAGCATAAGTTGGATTGCCAAGCCAACCATAAAATTTACTTGCCTTGTTATAAACTAGCGTATAGTCTTTAACTTGCTCCGTTAAATTATAAAGCTTCTTGACTATATTGTTGATATTGTCTTCTACTGCCCATTCATTTGGAGAAATTAAAGGAACCGATGTAAGAGACAAAGTCAGAGGAGTATCAATCGATCTGTACGAATCTGTATCAATTTCATCAAAACTGTCGACAATTTCCACCATGTCTGGCAAAATATTAACAATCGTTTGCTCTTGTTGCACGCTTTGATTATAAAAGATTGCATAAGCAGAAAGAGTTTTTGTGCCTAGCTTATCGAATGAAAGCACGAATGATTCTTTTAATTTGCTTCCAGACAATGTAACAGATGTTCCGTCTTCGGAATCTATTGTTACCTGCTTTAAAGCAAAAACATCGTCCGCATAAATTTCTAGTGATTTTACTAAGACCTCTTCGTTGCGCAAATTTAAAAAATTTGGAATATACGGCTTGATATAAGGAATTGGAGTAATTGTACAATTTGAACTAAACGTTTCAGTCTGAGTATTTTCTAGCCAATCATAAGGAGGATACTTTATTTGTACAATTTTTTCAACAGACACCATCTGAGTAACAGTCGTGCTATCCGTCGGAGAAATTTTTAAAAACGTTGGAGTTTCTTGCAGCCTAACATCATATGCCAACGGAAAATTATATGTAGAGATTCCCTTTAACTGTTTTTTCCATGTCCAGTCTCCTCCTCGAGATACTGTATCAAGTTCCCAAGTAGAATTATCTAACCTTTCCGTCAAAATTGAAGATAAACCAATTTGTCTTACAGTTGCAACAAATTGTTGATTAGAATAATCATAGGGCAAATTAAACTGATTAAGAGAAAATGGCGTATTATAAAAATACTGCGAAACCGTTGGATATGGCTTGATCTGTATGCTGTCTTTCAGCAAAGTGTTTGAACTGCTCTGAAAGCCATCTGCATCAAGAGACGAAGAAAAGAAGCTGTAAAATTCTGCTTCTCCTGTGCTGTCATTATATTTTATAACTGGGCCATCTTCCTTAATGCTTTGATCAACGAGTCTAAGATGGATTGGTACCTTTTCGTTTTGAGATGAAAGAGAAGTAATTGCAACAGTCGTTGTGCTGTTTGTTGCACTGACTGCATACAAGGACTGAGAAAGATTATCTAAGCTATTGCCAATTAGCCAAATTCCTGAAACACTGTTTGTAATACTTGCTGTAGACAAATTGATTACTTCTGTATGACCTTCTCCGTAAAAATACAATCCAGGAGATTCAAAATAATTTTCTGCGCTCAAGGCATACTGAATGCAACACAGCTCATCAAAATATGTGCTGGGATAAGCAATAAAATTTGCTATTGGAAAATTACTCAGAAATACTGCTGACAAAGAAAATTGTCCGAGATCAAAACCGTCATTTGCTGACAAATATACATCGACCGAAGAAATTGTTGGCACTTGTCTGCTAAAGGACACATCAAAGCCGCTAACAAAGCTGTAACTATTGCGAGATGAATTATTAATTGAATACTCAGCAATATAGTTGGCAGTTGCCTGCGAAACAAAATTCGAAAGCTCTTGATCGCTCAGTTTAACCGAAGCAGTATAGTCGACAGAAGAAACTTCCCTATAAAACACAGAGTTGTTGCTTTGTCTTTCAAAATTTACAAACAGATCGAGAGCCATTTAGATTATTTAACTTCGGAATCGAATAAATTCTTCCTTTTGTTCAACTCCAAACAATTCTTAACAAATCAGCATACAACGGTTTTATTTCACCAACAATTTGTCTGAGCTCTGCTTCAATAATTTCTTTTGTCAGAGGATCTGTTATGCCTGTTCCACACAAATTGATATTAAAAAATTGAGATTTAGCGCCAGGCATCTTATGTTTGAATACCCTTTCCACTTGCTCCACATACTGCGTAAGAGGAAGAGGCATAGGCCAATATAAATCTTCAGCAATAACAGAAGCTCGGATATAGGACTCTAAATTAAAATTTGGTATGCAATAGTCATAAATTCTTATATCTCCAATTTTTCCGTTAAAAATGCAACTTGTGTGTTTAGTTTCAGAATTTAAACCGAGAGCATTTCCTGTTGGAGATCCAATAAAAAACGTTGGCTGCAAGTCATAAGAAACTTCATATTGTCCTGGAAGAGTCAAATTAGCAATATTTGTTGCATTAGCCCATAACTGAAATCTCTTATTTTTGTAGTTGAGTACCAAATGTTGCCAACTATTAAGCGTCCAAGTATCAATTGGAGACATGGCTTTAAAGATTGTATAAAATAAAGAATCTTTAGACAAATCTTTGACAGAAGCTTTCAAAACAATTTGTGGCTTATTGTTATAGGGAGAAAGTTGATTGAAAATACGCTTTCTTTCGTAGCCAGTAAAATCTCCTTCTGACAAAAATTCAAAAGATTCAATGTTTTGAGCATATCGTTTAATAATATTTACGTCAAACATCGTTTTCAAGTCTGTAACAGAATCAATAACGCCGTCAAGAGTATAAAAATACAGTTTCTTTTCATCTGAATAAAACACTGCACAGTACCATTGCTTTGCATTCGTTTGTCTGTCAAATCTTTTAATAAAGCTAATGTTCTTTTTAGCACTTGTTCTTTCGACGTTTGTTCCAATTAACAGTGTTTTAGTAATTGTTGAGCTGCTCGGATCGACAATTGACACGCTGTTTCTTCCATGCAAAACCCATAATTTTCCGTCTGGATCGACTGATATTTTTGTAGCATTCTCGGAAAACGTTAAAGCCAGAACATCGTTTTTATATAAATTTCCGTCAAGTTTAATTGACCATTTCGTATCTTCTATAAATTTAACATCAAGCACTTCATTTGTCAAAACAAGCTCGTCTGTATCTTGTTCAGAATTGTAAGAAAATGCAGCAATCGTGTCTGTTTGAATTGTTTGCGGAATTGTTTGAAGCAACTTTAAGTTGTTGTCAAATACATGCACAGATTTGTTCGTAACAACATAAAAGTCATCATTCCTGCCGCACAAAATTTGTTTAGGTAGTTCGCCACTCAAAGGAAAAGCAAATAGAGTATCCGGATCTGAAAGATTCTTTGTTGACCTTATTATTTTTCCGAGGTGATCCATTTTATAAATTACGCCGGCTGTGTCATTTTGACAAACAATAACATGATCGTTTGAATCAATTGCAAAGCAAACTGGATTAACAGGAGAAAAATTCTTTTGGAGTGTCTTGTCGAAGAATCCAAATCCTTCTTGGTTAATCATCAAAACATGACCATAAGCAGTTTCCGGAATTGCAATAAAAGGATAAGCATCAAGAGTATCCAAACAAATTCCGACACCACCTTGAGTTGAAAAATTTCCAACAATTTGCGTCGAAACGTTAGCTTGCCAGTTATCTGATTGGGTCCACAGCGTCCAAGTAAACTCATTTGTGGGAGTATAGTTTGGACTATAATCAACAGAACACTCGACGTTGGAGCTATGTTTAAAATTAATAATGGGATTAATAACTCGACCGGCTTCCGAAACTGTTGGGTAGAGATCACTTGCTGGAGCAGAAGATTTAATGTTAACAACTAATTTGTTCGAGGACCGATCAATTGATTCTTGTCCCCAATTAAGCAGATGCATTTTTAACCGCTCAGAACTTGCTCCTTCAAATGTTGTTAGTAATTGATCAAATGAAGTTTCACCATAATGAAAATACCTATATAAAACACCTGGTTCAAAAACCATTTTTGAAGGAATGTCTTTAAAAATTGGATCAAGTCTAACGTACGGAGGATACTCGAGCAATTGAGCTTTAGCAATCGAATAATCAAATTTACCTGGATTATAAAATCTGTCCATCCATTGAATCACGCCCGTATTTGGATTTTTGTATAACCAGCTACAAAACCATGTGCCGTCCGCAACATCGCTCGGTGAACCATGATGAGTTTGGTTTCCGTAATTTTTTTTGCTCTTAAAAATTTTATCAGCTGCTGCTGGAAATGCGCCAGCTGCTGCTCCGTTTGCAATTAAATTTGTTTCCGTTAGCTTAACGGGAGTGGTGTAAACTGGAATGTGAAAGTATGTTTCTTGATTCTTTTTAAAGACAATTTCTTTTTGATCGTGCTGATAACCAAAAGTTAAGTTTTCTGAAGTTCCTTCGCGATTCTTGTTTATATAAAGCTTGTTGTATGTTCTATTGTTCATAATGAAGTATTGAACGTTCCAGAGGTTGCAAAATTTGTTTTTGTGATTGCTATGTTCACGTTAATTTCTTCCGCATTGGTTATATCTTCAAGAGAACAACTGACAAGCAAATTGGTATCCAATTGAATTTGCTTTTTAACATCAACGGTTTTTTCTTGTTCTGTTAAACCAAATTCGTTATAATACCTAACCTCTTTCGAAGACGGATCAAAGTCATAAGGAACGCTGTCATCTGAAAGAAATATAGGAACAAAGAGATATTGGTTTACAACCGTTTCGTTAAGATGCAGTCCCACACAACGAAGAACTCTGTCGCTGCCGTAGGAAAGATATCGGTAACCTTCGCTTGTTAGATTTTTTAAAGCAATTTGACTGTTCAGTACAACTATTTCAAATCTTTGTCTGTGAATGTCTTCTTGCAAGGGCTCGTCTAGCAAAATTAAATCATAGGGATAATTTTCTGCTACTGCGATTTGTTGTTGATTAGTTTTTAGCTCAATTATCCCACTTTCGATAGGAAACGTATTAAAAATCACATCTGTGCCTTTGCCACCAACAAAAAATTGTTTGTTTCGTATTTTTATAATATTGTCTCCGTTTAAAATTTCTGTATTCGGCACAGAAAGATAAAAGCAACAAGCAATGTTTTTGAGACCAACCTCGGTCGTTGGTTGATCAAATATTTCTTGAATATCTCTTCGCTTTGTTAAAACGATGGCATTTTGTTGACTAAAGGCTCCGTCCGCACAATCTGTTAATAAATTGTGCTCATAATATCTCAAGCCACTGTCAACAACTCCGTATCTTGCATTTAAAGCTTCTTTGGAATTATAGTTATATGCTAAGCGAAGCGGAGACAGAGAAGAAAGAGATAATGTTTTAACTTCAAAAGACATAAATGTAATTAGTTCTAAGAAGCAGACAATTGGTGATTCCAGAGAGCCAAGTCATTATTTAGTTCTCCGAGATATGCTGTTCCTTTTTCCGTTAATTTGTTTTGCAATAGATGGAAATCTACAGCGTTATTTGGTTCGAATTCTAGAGGACCGATAACAACAGCAGCACAATCAGAAGTGTTTGTAGAACTTGCATATGCAGTAATTGACGGATAAAAACAACTGCTGTCTGTAGCTGTTCTATAATATGTGTGGATTACATCATAGTTTCTTGGATCATCAACATCGAAGCCGTATTGGTCCGAGTATACAAACGGTTCCTCTTTGTTTAGATCGTATCTTATTTGCTCAAAGAGCGGACTGCCATCACCCAAGTCCCAAACAATCCTTTCAATCGGAAAGCTGCCACATCGAATGTATCTTGGCGACAATCTTACAGTGTGCGGAGAGGTATTTGAAAGTGGTTGTTGTTCGATGTGAAGATAAACAGTTGGAGGAATTTCTATAATTTTAATATGAGCTTCTTGTGTGGTAGTAAGAGTTTGAGCAGATAATAAAGGTACCACTTCTAAACAACCAGCACCCCGAACTTGTCTCCAAATGCGAGGAATTATTTCGTTAGTTTTTGTATCTTTCCAAGAAATTTTTTGATTCAACACCTCATTAGAATTACACAAAACCTTATTCCATCTCCATGAAGAATCTTCTGCACGAGTTTCGATACAAGGGCCGGCAGCATCATCCCAAGTTACTTGATAAGGACCTTGAAAGACGGCATCATCCCAAGTTCTCGGAAGATCTGTAGAAGGCAGTCTTTCTTGCCGAGGCTCAACAGAAGCATAAATTTCTGTTCTTCTGTCACAATCTTCATTAAAAAAGTTATACCACTGCCACGAAAACGGCAACCTATCTTCCGTTGACTGCCCTCTTTCGTAATATACTCCGTAAGAGCCCAGAGCATCATCTTCACACTTCTCGTATATCCATCTTTTTTCAAAGGTTCCAGCAGATGCAGTATTTGCCCAAGTGGTGTTTTGAGGAGAATCTAAATCACATTGTCTGTTATACCAATTCCAATCTACACAATGTCTTTGCAAACATTCGAAACGACCTTCATTGTTCAGAGTAATATACTGAGTTTGTTCAATTTTTAGAGTATACTCTCCAGGCATTATGTAGTTATGGCAAAAAATATGTTCTCCGGAAGTTGTTGTGCTCTGTGTACTCGTTTCTGAGTTATAAAAATCTCCGAAATTTGCCTTCCTGTTAAAAGCGAGTGCGAATACATTTGGTCTTCCAATAATAGATTTTATCTGCATATTACAGAAAGGAGCATATCCGATAAGTTGTCCTTCTGAACAAAGACAATCGACAAGAGTAGACTGGACAGGATTTCCTTCATCCCAACTATAATCAGTCGGAACGGTTTTTACTGAAAGATATTGTGCATCAATGTACATTTGCTGTTTATTATTTAACCTTTGAAAAAGGAAAGTCTCACCAGATTGGTCGTCTGATGAGACTTAGGTTCGACTCCGAAAATTATTTTAGTTACAAACTAAATCCTTCAAATTCGCTTTCGTTGATGTCTGTGTTTCGAGCTCCAATCTTATACGAAGAAATTTCCGTTTCCTGAGGAGCAACTTGAACTTTGCTGGAGTCCATGTAGGAATCAAGCCATCCAGAAATTGGATTATCTTTTTGATTAAAAATCTTTTTATAACCCAAGGAGCGCAACCGGTTATCAGCAAGCCACTTACAATAACCTGACAAGGATTCTTCATTCAAACCAAGCAAACTTCCTTTACTAAACAAATACTTTGCCCATTCAATTTCTTGCATAGTAGCTTCATAGTACAAATCATAAACCAAAGAGTCGTACTTCTTAACAACGTCCTGGAAACCTTCTTCTGGAACATCTCGCAGAATCTTAATCAAATTTTGTGTTACTGCAAAGTGCTGAGCTTCGTCTCTTTGAATGAGTTTGATAATTTTTGCATTACCTTCCATGCGACCTCTATAGCCAAAATAAAAAGAACAAGCAAATGATACATAAAATACCAGACCCTCCATAACATTTGTTGAAAGAATGGCCTTATAAATTCTGTCTCGGATGTCATCAGAATTTGGATCTGCTCCAAGAAGTTGATCATAATTTGAACGAATGATTTCTTTTCTCTTCATGATTTCTTTATCAGCATAAATGGAATCAAAGAATTCTCCTGGCTTTGCAAACAAGTTTCGAAAAACCCATGAGTAGCTTCTTGAATGGATAACTTCGAAGTCTGCCCATTTTGTCATACATGCTTCTAATTCCGAATTAGTAACAAATTCTCGAAGCGAAAGGATACTTCTACTCAGCATACTATCTCCAAGCGTTTGGAAGCGGATATTACTGTCAAAAACAAACCTTTCAGACTCTGTCAGTTCTTGATAGTCACTCTTATCTTTAATCAAAGTAACTTCTTCTGGTCTCCAGTGAAACTCGTCTTGCTTCAAATAAAGATCATCGAAGATTGGATATTTCAAAAGATCATATCGCTGCAGGCCGAGATCCTCACCAAGAAACAAAGGTTGAGTTAAGGGATTTACTGCTGTTTCGTTGAGTACAGTTTTCATAATTTTAAATTGTGCAAGCACCTCCAGAGCAAGAAGAATCTTCTTCCTTGTTCATCAGTTGCTCTTTGTCGTTATCGTTTGTGTTTGTATAATAAATTGTTTTGCCTCCCAAGCTATAATGGTGCATCATTTCTTTAATAACTTTAGAGTGTGGAATCATTTTGTTTGGATAATGAGAATAGTCATAATAAAAATTCACAGACATTGCCATATCAGTAAACTTCTGAATAGCTGCTACGATGTTAAGATACCCGATATTATCCTTCATGTCAAATGCAATTGTGTATCTATTTTTCCATTGAGTTGCATTCGGAGCAATTACAGGAACTGTTGAAGCCTTTGATTTTTTATAGGTGATCAAACTACGAATTGGTTCAAATCCGTTTGTGCTGTTTTGAATGACGGAACTGTTGTGAGCAATACAACCATTTTCTAGAGCATAATGGTGAACATTTGCTACTTCAATATCATAAGTTTGAACTTGTTCTGTCAATTTTGTTATTTTGGAAATCTTTGAAGAATTAGTCTGCAAGCAAACGATATTGTCCTCTTCTTTAAGATCTCTCACGCAAATCCAAGCATCAAATGATCCTTTACTAACAAGAAGTTTGTGGTTTCCTGTGAATTTGTAGCTTTTTCCGTCTTCGAATTCTATGTCATATGCGTCAGAAGAATTACCGTTATAATAAGCTCTCTCTACAATTTGATCTCCTTCAAGTGTTTTAACATAAAATGGTTTAGGAAGTTCGTACCAACCAGGAACACCTTGCTCCTCAATGGACTTTGTATCCAAACCAGCTTTCGCAAAAAGATCTTCTAGTGCAAAAATTCCTTGTGGAGTTTGGATTCTTGTATCAAGAGCCTGACAAGACTCACATGGCATATGAGCAGAAGTAGTCGAGTTTCGCAAACCATATTGCAAAATATCTTTTCTCAAAGTCTCCCAATCCATCTTCAGAGGAGTAGTTACAATTGCATCGAGTTTGTCTTTTTTGTAATGATCAATTGGAAGAAGTCCTTTGGAATAAGTTGTTCTGTCAAACTTTTCACATTTTCCTTTTTCCTTAGCAAGCTCCATACTTGACTTCAAACAAAAGTATTGCTGCTTTTCCATAAAGTCTGCAACAAAGTTTGGAGCTTCTTTGTCTTCAAACTTCAAATTATTTTTGGCAAGAACTGCTGCAAGGTTTGTAATTCCGATGCCAAGGCTTCTTCTCTTTGTTGCAAAATTTTCAGCAGCCGGACAGAAGTATTCTTGGTAGTCAATAATTTCATCAAGCATGCGCACAGTAATATCACAAACTTTTTCAAATTCGTTATCAGAAGCAATTTCGAGCCAGTTAATAGCCGCAAGAATACAAATACCAATTTCTGCGTCTTTATCTTCTAAAGACTTTAAAGGAACGATAGGGTGTGTTACTTCTTGGCAGTTATGAACAAGAATATTATTAGCAAAGAAGTTTTCTGTATTTCTTACGGTAATATCATAAACGGGCTCAACTTTCTGATATCTCGAAATCTTTGAAATTTTTGTTGGAGCATTAGTAATAAGAATATCGTCTTGAACAAGATCTCGAGCAAGAACATAGCCTTTATTTTCTGTAAAGATTTTATGCTCTGGTGTGCACTTAACAATATTGCCTTTCTCGTCTTCGATCTCGATGAGTTCAATCGATTCTCCGGTTTGAGCAAAAGCAGTAATTTCTGAATAAACGACTTGCTTTGAAGAAATATCATAAGACTTAACCTTCAAATCTTTGGAAGTCTTTACATAAAAATCCAAATCTTTCATTTGAACAGTTAGATTTTGTCCGTCTGTTTGAATATCGATCAGCGTGTCTCCAGTTACACACAAATTTGACATTTGTACGGTATCTAACCAAGCAGAATGGCTATTAACATTATCAACATTGATAATATAAATTCGTCCAGTTTCGATGCGTTCTTTTGTAATCAAATCAAACAAATCACGAGCAGAAATAGTCTTCTTAAATTTCAAAGAAGAATCTTTCTCATACTTTACATAAAGTTCGTCAAACTCTTCTGTGCCAAATTTTTCAAAAAGATCTTTGCATTCATGAGACGAGAACAAAGTAATGTTTTCATTATTCAACCAGCGCTGATAAAACAACTTGGACATGCCAATAGAGTAATCAAGTTTGCGCACACGGTTTTCTTCTGTTCCTGCATTATTTTTCAGAACAACAATGTCTTCGATTTCATAATCAAAAACAAATACAGTTGTTGTTGCTGAACCACCTCGAATGCCATTTTGGTGGCAGCTCTTGACGGTAGATTCAAAAACTTTCAAGAAAGGAATCTTGCCAGTATGAATAACATCTCCGTTGCGAATTGGAGCACCCAATGCTCTTACATGAGCAAAATTAAAGCCAATGCCATAACGATTAGCAGTTGCATGACCAATTGCTGAAACATTTGCAAGAATCGAAGCCATGGAATCATCTACTCCAGCAAGCAAGCAAGAAGCAAAGCTTTTAAGAGGAGTTCTGACGCCAGCCATAATCGGAGTTGGCAAATTAATCTTATGCTTGCTAAAATAGTTATAAGCTTTCTTTACATAATCCAAGCGTGTTTCTTTTGGATAATTGGCAAAAGCAATTGCAGCAATCAGAATATATGCAAACTGCGGAGTTTCAAAAACTTCCTTGGTCTTTCTGTTCTGCACAAGATATTTGTCGATTAGTTGTTTGATGCCTGCATATGTAAAAATAAAATCTCTGTCATGATCAATGAACTCGTCAATCTTATTGAGTTCCTTTTCAGAATACAAATCAAGAATTTCAGAGGTATAAACGCCAGCAGTAACGTTCTTCTTAATCAAATCGATTAGCTTTGGAGGATTCTTGCCACCCCAAACGTTTTTTCTGAGTTGATAGGTAAGCAAACGAGCAGCAACATATTGATAGTTTGGAGTATCAATTGTGATCAAATTAGCAGCAGATTCAATGAGCACTTGATGAATTTCTTCGGTCGTAATTCCGTCTCTAATATTAATCTTTGCATTGATTTCAATATCTGATAAGCTGACATCCTTAATGCCGTCAACAGCCCACTTGACTGTTTTGTTAATCTTATCAATTTTGAAAACTTCTTTTTCTTTTGACCGTTTGATCACTTGTATTTCTTTTTCCATATTTTTTAAATTTTTGTTGCAAATAGGCTGATATAATGCTTCTCGGAAATTTCTTCAAAGCTTGTTTGATTAAAGTCAGGAAAGTGCCTCAAGACTAGTTTCTTATAAAATAACAGAAGTCTTTCGTCTTTCGGCTCGGAAATCTCGAATGCAATTTTTGTCATTTGATTTAGATTATACTCTTTTTCTACAAAACTTTTCAAAAAAGATAATTTAAGTGCGGTGAATAATTCAAAAGACAATAATTTTGAAAGATTTATATTAAGCAAGTTTTTGTTTAAATCTTGTAAGGAAATGTAACAAGACACTTCGGATCCATTTTCCTCAAAACTAATAACTATATTAAACTCTTTTCCGTCAAGCGTTTGAATCAAGTAAGAGCATGACGGTTCTTTTGTGGTTAACTCGCAATCTTCAATTAGCGTCGCAAACATACTAAGTTCAGCTGCTTTATAAAAATATCTATCCCAATCAATAGCGCTCTCATCCAAATCTTTAGTAAAAGGATCTTTCAAACGAACTGACTCATAAAGAGCAGCAATATAATCGTTGTCTTTATTCATGAAACTCCTTCAAATAATCTGGTCTTATCGAATACAGCGTAAAGAAAGCAAAAAATGAGTTTGGTTTATATTGAAATGACTCATCTAAATACAAGTCCTCATTAAAAATTCCTTCTTTATCTACTTCAAAAGCAACCATCTTCTTTTTGACCTCAGTTCCTTCATCATCAATTCTCATAGAAAGCTCTTTAGAAAGAATTGGAATATGATGTTGTGGATTATTGGTTGCAAACAAATAAATTCTGTTTCCTTTGTGCTTAAATGAAGTTCTGGAATCTTTAGGGTTCAATCCGAGCCTTAAAATCTTTTCTTGTCTATCTTTTTCTGTAATATGAAAGACTCTAAAAGAAGCAATCGCATTTTTGCTCAACGTAACAGGATATTTGGGCTCAAATTGATATATGTCTACATTATTTTTTCCCATCGTGTGTTTTACAATTCCGTAACCCTGTTGATTTAAAATTCTATTCAATTCGTCAGATTGTTCTTGGAATTGTTTTGCGTTTCTCACAACGATCGTAACAGTATTTGGAACTCCGAATTTATAAGGCTTCGTTGGTTGTAGTAAAGGAATATCTTCAACTTCTACAATATAATTTTTAAAAGAACCAAATAAAGCAGCTTTCAAGTTCTTGGAGCCATAAGAAACTTCCAATCCTTCTCGGAGTATTTTTTTGTTTGCCCAGTAATCAAGGAACGAAGCTCCTAAGACACGTTTTGTTGGAAATGCTTCTATCATATATCTTCGTGTCTGTTTACTGGCTCTTTCCAAAGCTCATAACCAATCTTTTCATCGTACTCCAAAGAAAGCTTCATAACCTTTTGATAAAGATCTGCAGACCATTCAAAATCAAATCTGCAAAGAACATCGCCAAGGTAATAAAAACCATTTGCAAGCGCTTTGTAGAAGAAGTATTTCATGAATTTTGAGAGATAGTTCGAGCGTGATTGTCTGTTATTATTTCAAAATTTCAATTAATTTGTTTTGAAATTTCCGCCACCAGGCTTCGTGTCATCCCATTTATTAGAATTTGGAAGGACAACGTTTTTATTTGTCAGATTGATTTCTGCTTTGAGATCATCTGGAGTGGTTTTGATTTCTTCCGGACCGTGAATTTTGCTTTTGCGACGGAGACTGTCAGGAATTGGTCCACGATTATTAAAATCTGGACCCGCTAATTCGATTAAATTTAACGGAATAGTTGTCGGATTTGCATACAAACCCGGAGCATGTTCAACATATATGTCTGCATAGAGGAAGTCGGATCCGACTGATCCAGAGTAATTTGTAGAAGTGGATGGATAAATTGATTTAATAGCTCCAATACGAAGATTGAGATCAAAAGTTGGCTCTAACAAAGATTTAATAAAGTCTTGAAAGGATTGAGCTCGGTTTAAAACATACTCGTGCTTCAGAGCTTCCTTCTTAACGCGGACTCTGTCACCTACTAAAAATCCTCCAGACTCAAAACGAGAAATCTCGCGTTCGAAAAGTAAATTAAATTTGTTTGCCATATTTTTATTTATCTAAAAATTGTTTCAAATTCAATTTTTCTTTTTGTGTGATTTTGCTGATAAGTATTTTTAATGGCCATTAAAATCTCCAATCTCCAGCAAATTGCTAATCAGTATGCTCAAAAGGCATATTATTACAAAGATTTGCATTTGGACTTTGAAAAAAACGGAGAATACAATACAACTCTTGGCAAAAAAATTGAAGGAAACGACCTGAAAGTAGATTTTGATGAAAGTGCTATAAGAAACTCTTTAAAAAACCTTTTCAACACAAAACCAGGACAGAGATTTCTTTTTCCTCTTTATGGTCTTGACCTTTATCAGTATTTGTTTGAAGCAGTCAATGAGTTTAATGGTCAGCTAATTGGCGAAAAGATTGTAACGTCTATTGAAAATTTTGAGCCGCGCGTAGTTGTTCGTGAATGCAATGTGGTTGCTATGCCCGATGATAATCAATATGATATAACAATTATTGTAGAAATCCCTATTCTTAATTCATTAGCTTCTATAAATACTGCTTTGGACATTAAGACACAATCATTCATCTTTATAGAAACTTCGAGAAACCGATGACAAACGAAACAACAAACGATTTTCCTCTTCCAAAAGACACATATGCTGCTTTTGATGCAATCTCTTTGCGCAATCTGATTATTGAGAGATTGAATGACAAAGGAGTCTTCACCGATCAAAATTATATAGGCTCCAATCTTGCTGCTATTATTGATATTGTTTCCTATTCTTTCAATACCTTAATTTATTATCTAAACAGAACCAGCACGGAATCTACTTTTACAGAAGCTCAGCTTTATGAAAACATTAGCAGAATTGTTAAGCTTCTTGATTATAAGCCAGTTGGCTATCAAACTTCTACTCTAACCTTTCAGTGTTCTGCTGACAATAGAGACAATAGCTTTGATTTAGTTAATGGCGTTTATACAATTCCGAGATATTCTTATCTAACAATTGGAAACATTCCTTTTTCTTTTAATGAAGACGTTTCGTTTTCAGTTAGCCAGCAAAGCGTTCTAGAGCTAACAGACATTACAAACAGAAAATTGTTATTTCAGGGTGTTTACAGAGAAAATCCAATACACACAGCTTCTGGAGATTCTAATGAAATAGTTACGATAAACGTTGCAAATGCTCTTGTTGATCACCTCAACATCGACGTTTATGTTTATGAGATTTCTCAAAATAGATGGGTTCAATACAGAGAAACACCAAGCTTGTATACTGAACAGCCTTCAACGAGAAGTTATGAAAAGCGCTTGAATCCAAACTTCTTGTATGAAATTACATTCGGAGACGGAGTAAACGGAAGAAGATTGCAGCAAGGAGATCGCGTTGCAATTTACTTCTTGCAGAGTTCTGGAGATCTTGGAGTTATCGGGCCAAGAACTTTGAGCGACCCTCAGCTCGATAGATCTATTTTCAATACGACTGCTTATGAAGCAATTCTTTCGGATGTAAAGCAAGATCAACAATCCTTTTTGTTGACAGCTCCTCTGTTTCAAAGATTATTTTTTGATAACATTTCCGGATCCACTGTACCAAAGAACGTTGAAGATGCAGATAGCATTAGAAAAAATGCTCCTGCAAATTTCAAAAGCCAGTACCGTCTCGTTACGATTTCAGACTACGAAACGTTTATCAAAACTAACTTCAACAACTTTATCGGAGACATTAAGGCATTTAGCAATTGGGATTATACTTCAAAGTATTTAAAATACTTCAATGATATTCAAGTAAGTCCAACTGCTTTTCGTCAAATCATGTTGAACCAGGTGCTTTATTCAGATGCTTGCAATTTTAATAATGTTTATTTGTGCGGTGTTCCAAAAGTTGCACAGGGTTCTACTTTAAAATATTTGCTGCCTGCTCAAAAAGAATTAATTATTTCAAATCTTCAGCCTTTAAAAATGTTGACAACCGAGACAACGTTTGTTGATCCAATCTTCAAGGCACTAACATTTGGCGTAAAGTCTGTTGATTCTGAAGTTGTTGTTAGCGATGCAGACTTTACTCAAGTAGAATTTGCAAAAACTCCAGGAAATAACAGAAACAACCAGAGCATTATTGCAGACATTGTTAATGTGTTCCAACAATTCTTCAGTCCTCTTCGACAAGAAATTGGCGGCATGATTGATCATAGCTTGTTAACAAGCAATATTTTGTCAATTGACGGAATTTCTTCAATTACTACAAGAAGACTAGACACAAATGAATCGACTGAAGGTCTTTCGTTTTATTTGTGGAATCCAACATATCCAGACCTTGATAAAAAAGCTGTCGTCAATAATCTTATTCTCAGTCCTTTTGAATTTTTGTACTTCCAGGATCTACAAAATGTTGCAAGCAAGTTTGTTGTAATAGAAAGTCCGTACGTAAACACTAAATATTAAACATGTCTTTAGAATTTTCTACATCTCCAGACACAAAGGGTGACGTTTATGCAACAACGTTTGTTTTCAAAAAAACGACTTTGCCTTCCTATACAATAACAACTTGGGACTTTGGAGATGGAAATTTTGTTTATAATCAAGAAGAAGCTTCTCATGTTTATAATTTTCCTGGAGTATATAAAGTTTCTTTGTCTGCATGGTCGGAGCAAGGAAGTCTGGAAACGTTTTCGGAATTAATCGACGTCGATTATATTTTAAGAGACGCAATTATTATTGATCAAATTCCTTCTCGTTGGGGCGTACCCGGTTTGCCTTCTGTAGAACCTTTTGTTGTCAGTTTGACGTCTGCAAAAATTGATGAGCCTTTAAGTGTTGTTCTTCAAGCACTCAATACAAAATCTGTTCCGCATTATGCTGTTCCAGAAAAATGGAACTTTCTTGTTCCAAAATGGAGGTTTGTTGATGCAACTACGAATCAAATTTTGGACGGTCCAATACCACTCAGCACTACTCCGGTTTATAAAGACTCGGTACAAATTGCCGTCAAAGGCCAAGCTTCTTTTTATTATGTTGATGATCTTGCAACAGGAACAGATCCAACACAAAGCTGTCCGTTGCTAATAACTGCCACTCTCAGCACAGAAAGCTTTTCTTATCCTCCTGAAACCTTAATATATCCTTATCACAGTTATAGTAACTCAGAAGTAGCTCGAGCAGTTATTGCTTGGCAGATTAGCGATGTTGTTCCAACCGATCTTAAAGTTACAGAAAATTTTTTAAATGACGTTTATCCAATAAAGTGGGCCGGCGTGCCCATTCCAATAATGATTACTTGTCGTTTCAATCCTTCCACGATTGAATCGTTTTCTTCAAGCTCTGCAGTATCTTCCACAGACGTTTTGTCATATCCAAGAACAAACGAACTTGGAGGCATTTCTGCCGTTGATGTTAAAATTATAGGTTTGAGCAGCTCGCAATATACAGTAGACGAAGCTCCTTTGTATTTTAAAGCAACAGACGAATCTAACAATGTATCAAGTGGTTATATTTTTACAACCGTTACTCCGCTTGTAACAGCTAATACCGTAACAATTCAAGTCAGCACGGTTGCTCATAATCAACTAGAAAGTGAAAACGAATTTCCCTTTCCGGACGGCTTTCCGATTACGCCCGAAGTTTATATTTCTCATCCCTTTGAAAGCAACATTAATAAAGTAAATGTAGTTACATATCCAACCAATTGCGCAGATATTGAATATTTTAAAAATCTCGGCGTTCTGACAGACGGTTCCATATCTTTTATTGGAATGCCTGTCTTGTCTTCAAACTCTGTAGACAATTTGCAATTATCTGGAACTAATGGCATCTATGCAATTACATATAATCCCGTAAAGGAATTGATTTATGCTGGCGATGCAGACCAAGATAAAATTTATGTAATCAATATTCGCAACGAAATTATACAGACTCTTTCGTTGTCTGCTCTATTTGGAGAACTTGGAAGTGCTCCTTCCTATATGTCAATTGACAGCGAGCACAATGTTTGGATATCTTTGTATGATAGATATACTGCACTAAAATATAATAGTAGCTTACAAACCCTTCTTGCTTCTGCAGTTCCGACATTTTTTGATAATCTTGAAGAGTTTGACGAAGGAAGTCCTCTGATTGCTCCACCAATTGCTGAAACAGACAAAGAAAACGATGTATGGATATGTTATTCACATCCTGTGAGCAGCTGTCTTTTAAAATTTGATAGCAACGGAGATTATGTTGCTTCAGCAGAAAATTTGCCTCTTGACAGTGTTCCGGTCAGCCTTGCAATTACCAAACAGAACAATGTTTGGGTTGCTTGCAGAGAAGCAAACGAAGTCCGATGCTATAACACAAACGGCAACTTGCTTTCTTCTTTTGAATATAATACACCAAGTCATATAGCAGTCGACCGTCAAAATAATTTGTGGATTCTTCATGGTTATAATTTGTACAGCATGCTGAACACAACAACTCTTGCAGGAAGCTCTTGGAGAATTGAGACAAAACCAGAATTAAAAACCGAGATTGTCTTTGATCATTATGCTCCTCTGTCAGAGTATTCCGCTGAAGATCTTGATATAACAGATGACACAAATGAAATATGGGGTGGTCTGACTGTTGATGTTTATAACAGAGCTTGGTTCATCGACAACGAAAATAATACAGCTGGCGTGTTTTCAGTATTTACTCCAGAAAATATTAGAATTTTTGATGTTCAACCAACCGCTTCTACAAATTATATTCTGAGAACTGGCGACAGCTTTGTTACAGAAATTGATACAACTATTATAAGATCTGCTCAAACTATTGGAGACTGGTCAGGCAACAGATGGTATCAAAAATACGCTGGTCAGTATAGCTCGGTTCCAGTATCTGGCGTTTCCGTTCCTTTTGCTATCAAAGATTTAAATGCAGAAGCTCGAATTGCAAAAGTTAATGACAGCTTTGATTGTGCAAATCATTTTAAATCTTTGGCACTTCCAGAAATCTTGAGCAGAAATACAGAATTCTTTGAAACGTTCTTGCCTGGAGTCGTTGGCTACGGAGATGCCGGAAAGGAAGACCTTGGAAGAATTGTTTACGAAAAAACAGCAAACTTTGTACCAAACCATGCAGATATTGATACATCCGAAATTGATCAATTAATGTCTACTGCAAGTGCTTTGTCAGTTCCAACAAAAACGTTTGGAGTTAATTTTCCTGAAGAAATCAAACGACTTCTTAGCATCTTTTCTGTTCAAAAGCATTATTTAAGAGGCGTTCCAAATTTAGAAGCAGATATTAACAACAACATTGGTCCAATATTAACAGAAACTGATTTAATTAGTGCTGAGCAATATTTGTTTATGAAAGACAAAAGATATGATGTTTTTCAGCTCGTATATGTGGCTCCAAACGATGATTTAGGAAATGTGTACCCGTTGTCTCTTTTGCAGGTAGAAGGATCCAGACAACCTTTAATGGAGAACTATTATTTCTTTCAATATGATGACACTAAGTCTAACGGATATCAATCAAATTTAATTGACTGGGATTCGCCAAATACAACAATATCTTATACTTTATCAACAAACGAAGAATGGTATGGCGAAGACCAAATGGTCGAACTGTACTTTAATAACATATTAACAAAGCGTTTGTTTGAAAAGTAAGCTTGTTGTTTGCGTTTTTAACGAATAAGTAAATCCAAGCGTGGAAAATATCTTTTTAAAACAACTTGCGAGCAGAGACATTATTACATCTCAAGAAGATATTAATGCTCCGTTTTCATTTGTTGAATGGAAGCAAAGGCGCTTAAATTATGCAGAGTCTGATATTGTTTATCACTATAATCAATACGTAATTGATTGGTTTACTCGAAATAAAAGCAAGCCAGTTTCCCAAAAGTTTTTGCTCAGACAAAAATATTTATATTTGCTTAGTCAATTGCAATTATTTTTTTCTGACGAAGAAAAAAACCAGTGGTACAATAAAGTTAATTTAGCAGACGAAAAAGAATTGTTGCTTGCTATTCCGTATTTTGCAAAAAAGCTCAAAACAATTGCTTTGTATTATTTAAAGCTTCGCAAAAAATTAAAAAATACCAAGCTGCGCTATAATTTAGTCGGAACAGAAACAGGACTTGCTCAAGAAATTCAAAACCGTTTGCTGGAAGTATTTTCTTCATTAAACACAGAGCTTCCGCCAGAGATTCAAAACAACTTGCCTCAATTTGAAGATCTTCAAAATAACTTCACTGTTCAAATAGAGCAATTATATGACGACTCAGTATACTTCGATCGAGACCCTGCTGTTGCTTTGTCTGCATATTACGATCCGTTTCATCAAGCAACTGCAGATTTTTTTGCAACAAAAGGATTGACTCTGTCTTCTGATGAATGGATTTTTAATTCTTTTAATGTTCCAGTAACTGCTGACTTGAATGTATTTGTTAGTCAGTTAACTGGCAACGTATTTGAGCAGTCCGATGCCAACTCATACGGTTCTTTTATACAAAAATTTTTAGGAGAAAGCAAGTTTACGACTGCGTTTGCTTCAGCTTCTTCGACAACCGTGCTGAGCGACGTTTTGATTTTAACTGGAACAAATTTCTTTTATTATCCTTATGGTCCTTCTAGCACTACGTTATTGTCTGGGATTCTTCCTTCTGTAGCCCTCAGCTCAATCAACATTCCTGGCTCAACTTCTTCGACGGTAATTAGTGGATCTGACGTCATTTATGTAAAAGTCGGAGACGAAATTAAAAAATCTTGGCTAAAATACAGCGATTATCTTACAAGTAACAGAATGCTCGAAGCTGATCTGGTTGACAAAACTACATCGTTTATTTTTCCTTTTCCTGGTTATGGTCTTTCTGCAGAAGATGTAGAATGGACAGGTCCGAGTTTATCATCTACACCTGAATATCAATTTTTAGTAGATCCTTACAAAACTGTTGTTAACGACGCATATTGGAATCAAAGCTTGCCGTCAGACGCAACAATTACAGTTCCAATTAATGAAACTACTTTGATTGCAAGCGGAGCGCTTGCCGGAAGCACGCCTTCAGTTGCAGATAAAATATACTTGAGAGAAAGAAGCGAAGATGCCCAAAGTGCTTCTACAATAAAGCAAGCAGCTTGGTTGTTCAAACCTCAAAAAACAAACATTCCAATTTCTATTACAACGAGTGCCAGCGCTTTCTTGTGGCCATTTCACCATGTAAGCTCAGCAAGCAACTCTATTCCAAACTATGTTAAATCTTCTCAAGGATTTTTCAAAGAAGTCTGTCATCCAACAGACATTAATCAACTCGACGTGCCTTTTGCTGTTGCATCAAATGAATTTCAATATGCTGAAAAGGTTTTTAAACTTCAAAAGTATGATGATTTAACAATAGATGCAATAGAATGTTGCTGGCTTTCTGGCTGTTCTTTGTCGGCTGATGATTATGCATGGACAACTCAAGGTGGGTTTTCGTGTTATTTGTCAGCAGGAAAGACAACGAAATTTGTTTGGACCGGACCAGACAATACTCCGATTGATCAAGTTTTTACATACATTGACCATTCGCCAAATTGTCCGTTTGTAACACTGTCAGCAGATACTGATAATCCAAGCAGTTGTGCTTGTAAACAAGTTTACTATTCTCCTTTTGGTCATAGTGGAGCAACGTTTGCAGACAACAACGCTCGAGCTGACTATATTGCAGTAGATACAGAAAATAATTTGGATTCGTTCGACTCAGGATCATGGAGAGACAGTCTTTCTAGCACGTCTAATACTTCTGAAGAATTTGCTTGGTTCAAAACCAATGAAAACAATTCTTGGGGCAATGGAAGTTGGGTTGCAACAAATGGTCAAACGCCTTTTAACCTCAAGACAGGAAAATCTTATTTTTACAAACGAACTGCTTCAAGAGACAAAACCTTCTATCCGCCGTATATTGTTAATTTTAAATATGCCCAGAATAATACAAAGTGGATAGAGGCGAGACAACTTGCTACTGGAGACTGGATTTCGACAGACAAACCTTCAAATTTAAAACTATATCCTGGTGACATAATCAAATGGGAAAAACAGCCAGTAAATACCTTTTACCAGCTTTCTACAATAAGTTATGATGCTTTTCCAGAAAGACGCAACAGTGCTTGGTGCACACATGATTATTTGCCTCTGAGCGGTTCAATATGGCCAGCTTCTCCTGATCCAAATCCCGAAGGTCCAGAAACTATTATTATATGGCCAGCAGAACAGCAAAATTTAGGTCAAGACAGAGATCTTCAATTTCCTTTGTATGGTAACGAGCCAATAACATTTCCGGACGTCGAAGAGTACTATTGGTGGAGAATTACCAGAACACCGTATGCAGACCAGTACACAAACAACTATACTATAACAGCTCTGAGTTCAGATCCTTTTACAGGAGAGCACGAACAAGCAAGATGCCGTACTGGTACGGTGTGGACTAGTCACTCTGGATCACTAGCAAATGGGTATTTTGATAAGCTTCCGTATCAAAATCACATAACAGTTTCTTGGCCTTCAACATATCCAGAAAGATTTGGTGCTATTTGCTATCCGTCAATTACTGCTGAAAATGATCCTCAGTATCCTCAATTTTTCGAAGATCCAGTATTAATTGATGACATAACTAAAATCCATTGGTGGAAAATAATAAGTCCTTTAAGTGCTTATTATGTGTATGATCCAACTGTTACAGTATTGACCGGCACAAATCTCATGACAGTTCCTGTTACTGGCTTGTCAGCAACTTATTCGTTTTATTTAAATTTAACAGGAACATACAATTTTGAAATTTCTGCTCAATTAAACAGTGGTTTAGATTTTTATTTTAAACAAGTTCCGACATTGACTGCTATTCCTCCAATTGTTTATTGGGCGCCTGGTTCCACTTTCGTAACATTTTCCCCAACATTGACTGGAACATACGCTACAGATGTTTCAGCAAAGCTTGTTAACGGAGCAGATTATTATTTTAATACAATTCCGTTGATTACAGCAGTTCCAAACCAAGTTGTTGAAAAAGTTCCTCTTCAAACAAATCATCCGGTCACAAGTTACGCAATTCAACAAACTCTTGTTCCTGTTCCTAGCAAAGACGTTAAGCCTTACTGGGCAGTACTTAATATAAATCAGCAAGACCCAACAAGAAACGAAACGGGATATCAAAAAAATTATATCGATGGATATTTGCCAGACAATTTTCCGAGGATTTCGCCAATCGAATTTAATTTTGGAGACATAATTGATTATGAAAGAAAAGGTCCTAGATTTGTTTGGAAGCAACCGCTGACATACAGTGAATTTGAAGACTCGGAGCAATGGATGCAAATTACTCAAGAAACTTTGAGTAGTACAGACAGAGAGCCTGATCAAATAGTTACAGCAACGACTGATCCGACGAATATTGTTCTCAGTAACTTTATTGACGGAAAACCTGTAGAAATAACATATATTGCAAAAAACAGCTTTACTTGGCAAGTATCAACAGAGTTTATCAACCCTCTTTCTGACATTCAAAAAAATATCACTACGGATTTGCTTTTTGGTACTGTCGAACCATGGAATGTTCTTTCTAATAGATTTTATCCTACAATTGCAACAGTTCCGACAACAGAAAATCTTTATTCAGAGAAAGAATCTGGAGGATTTTTTACACCTACGAAGCTTGGTGCCTCTCAATACATTAACGATAACTTCACGCCAATAATTTCAGGAAATTATTATCAACAATCTTTATTGTCAGAAGATACCTCAAAACATATTGGAGGACGAGGATTAACGAAGACAGAGCAAGATACAATTTATGATTGGGAGGAAAATAATCAGTGGCTTAAAGAACCTTCTACTGCAAACCAGCTGGCCGGTGCTGTTAAGAAATCTTTAACAAAGTCCTTGCAAACGTTTGTTCCTTATCAGAACACAGTTGATCAAAAACAATTTGGTTTAATAACTCCAACAAGCAGAACATCGCCATGGGGCGGACCTGCTGGAGATCAGTGGACAGATAAGCTCAACGAACCGAAAGGATTTACTGGCGTTCGCAACGTTTCTGCTTGGTCTGACAAACAGATACTAAAGCAAAATCAAAAAGTAATGGATAGCTGGGTTACTGATATTTTTGGAAATCAATATGGCTTATTTAAATCAATTGATTCAGACACAGATATTTATCACAGAGCTCAGATTGGAGGACAGCTATGGACAAGAACGAACGATCAAATTGTAAAGCCAGGTTATGTTGCGCTGTCAGCTGTTATCGAACCTTTCAAGTCGATTAATACAAGCATTTATCAACAACTAACAGGAGAAGGAATTACTAATGTTGATTGTTTCTTTGATACGTTGATGATACAAACTTCAAGCATTGCACTATTTTCAAAACTTCGTTATAATTACGAAAGTGCTGCTATTGAAGCTTTAATTGATAATACAAGATTTAAATTGCTCACTTCTACGAACTTTGTAGAAACGAAAGTTGGTCAGAATTGGTTTTTTCCTACAGAAAAGAGCGTCTTTAATGTATTTACTACAATATCCGCTAACCAACTTCTTCCAGAACTCTTTGAGCTGGATCTCGTCAACAATACGTTCATCAAACAATTTCCTTATAGTCCGCAGCAACAGGCTTCTGTAATCAGTAGTTTGAGCAGCTTGAGCGTACAGTCAGTTGATGTTGGTTTATTGACATATAGCAAACAAACTCAGCAATTTTTAATATCCATTCCAGGAAAGCTAACAAATAACGAACAATTTCTTGTTGATGTTATATTGAATGACAGAGAGCAGCTCGACATCGAATCGATAATAATTTATACAGATACGAAGCACCCAGCTATACCGTTTCCTAAAAAAATAACTATCACGAATGATTATTTTTATGACGAAGTTCCTTTCGAGGTTGGAATAACATCAACAATCGTTGTTCCGACAAGAGATACTGTCGTCGTTTCTATTTCCGCAATTAACAACCCAACATATTTTGAATTAATTAACTTTACTTCAAACGTTACTGCCGCAAATGACGGAACGTTTTCGGCCTTTTTTAACCAAACAGGACTCTATCAAGTCAATTATAAAGTTGGAAATGATTTTGGTTACAACATGGGCTGTTTAACATTGTCTGCAGTCGACAGAGAAGATGTAATATTGCTCAATGGTTATGATGGCTTCTTGAAGCTGAATGGTTATAACGGAAGATTCGTCATCAAACAATAAATAACAATATGGCAGACAAAAGAATTACAGAATTATCAGCAGTAAGTTCAATTAACTTTGACAACGATTTGCTGCCAATCGTTAATGAAGGCTTTACAAAAAAAATTACAATCAGAGCTTTTAATGAAGCACTCGAAACAATTTCCTATCAGGGAACTGATTTAAAAGACCTTTCTGCTAACTGGCAAAGCACATACGGAATTGTTAGTGCAAATTCAGAAAGCTGGCAAAATGCTTATACTGCTGTTGCTCCAAACTCTGCTAATTGGACAAGTGCTTACTCAACAGTCCAAGAAAACTCTGCCACTAATTGGAGCTATCAAGGAACAGATTTAAAGGACCTTTCTGCTAATTGGGAGAATACATATACCACTGTCAGTATGAAGTCTGCTGATTGGGATGCTGCTACTTTTAACCAAGAATTAACATATACAGAACAATTAACAGGACTGAATGCATGCTTGAGAATTACTGTGAATGGTTCAACTAGATATTTGCGCTTGTTCGAAATTGGACCAGAAATATTCGAGTTCGGAACAGAGGATGCTTTGGATGTAGTAATTACAGAAGCTAGCGAAACAATATTTTTCGATTAAATAAAAACATGGCTCAAAAGAAAATTTCCCAATTATTAGAAGCAACGACTCTTATTCTGTCGTCAGATCTTTTACCAATCGTCAACGAAGGTTCTACAAAAAAAGTTACACTTTCTGCTTTTTTTGCTAGCATCGATCCACAAACTACTCTTGATGCAGGAGTCAGAGACCTTTCTGCCGTTTGGCAAGATTCGTCCACAGTTGTTCAAACTAACTCAGCAGCATGGGCAATCGACATTTCTATTGACACGGGAGTAAGAGACCTTTCCGCTACTTGGCAAGATTCTTCTACTGTAGTTCAAAATACTTCTGGAAACTTAGAATCTTCTTTTACTTTCGTCGTAAACAATTCAGCAAAGTATGATGATGTTTCTACGATTGTTCAAACTAACTCTGCGTCTTGGGCCATTGATACATCCATCGATACAGAAGTGAGAGATCTTTCCGCTAAGTGGGAGGACTCTTCTACAATCGTTCAAACTAACTCTGCTGCATGGGCAATTGACTCAACTATTGATGCTGGCGTGAGAGATCTTTCCGCTAAGTGGGAAGATACTTCCACCAATGTTCAAAGTGCTTCTGCTAATTGGATTTTTGATGGCGGCAACTCAAAAGGTGCAGAAATTGTTATTGGGACAAATGATGAGCATGCTTTGAGCTTCGAGACAAACAATTCAACAAGAGTTGTAATTGCTAGTAGCGGTAAAGTAGGAATTAATGAAAGTTCGCCAGAAGCTAAGCTACACGTTTCTGATGGCTCAGCTGGCTCCGTTACAGCTCCAACAAGTAGCGTCAGTGTTTTTGAAAGCGCAGGCAATGCTTATGTATCTTTGTTGAGTCCTAATAGCCATTATGCTGGCGTTGTCATGGGTGGTCCGACAAATCCTTATGGATCTTATGTTAGTTGGAATCACGACAATCTTTCTTTAAAGGTAGGCACGAATCATACCGGAGCATCCATTCAAGTGCTTGCAGGAACTGAACAAGAGGCATTGAGAATTGCTTCTACAGGAAATGTTGGCGTCGGAACTACTTCTCCAAGCGAGAAGCTCACAGTTTTTGGAAATATTAGTGCTTCCGGAAATTATAAATTTGGAAGCACTTCGTCGGCACCGAGTGATACAGTCACTCCAGTTGCTTGGGTAGAAGTTTTTGTGGGCACAACTGCTTATAAAATGCCGCTATATCAGTGATAGTCAGCAACAATTAAAATTCGAAGAGGGCTCTGAAAAGAGCCCTTCTTTGTTAGCGACTGATTTCTTCCCAATCTAACGAAGCAAACATTCCGGAACTGTTCGTAGTATCTGTAGCAGCCACTAAAGTTAATTCAAAAGGAGTCTTTGTCAAATTGTTTCGTTCTAGTTGGAATTTGAACAAAGCCTCTTTAAGGACATCCAAATTCGGAGAGCCTTGGTTAGAAGCATTCAAGAAGCCACTTGCGAGAATTCTTCCTCCTGCAAAGCTTGTTCCGGTAAGATTATATTCAACAGCACTATCAACTCCCGCATCAACCCAGCTTCCTCCTGTCGTAACTCCGGTTGCTCTGACTTGCCAGTTGTAATTAATACCATTTCCTCTTCCGAGAATTGAAAGAGCAGTTAAAATGACAATTGCATCGAGCCTGTCCGGAGTCGTTTTTAAACGAATCGAAACAATTGGATAGTATGTATCCACTGCTGCAAATGTTCTTGGAGTTGATATTGGAATTGAAACTGCTTGTTGCAGGCCTCTTAATTCATAACCACCTTCGGAAATTACTGTAGAACAAATTTGCTTCATTGTACGTGATCCGCCAGTTGCTCCTTTGTTAATAATTTCATACCTCAAAGGCAATGAAGCAGTTGTAATGTATGTCGAAAAAATTAAATTCGCATGATGGAATGAATGACAGAGAATAAATTGGCCGTTGATTATAAAGCCAGTTCGAACAGTTCCGACTCCCAACCATTCAATGTCCATCCATTGGATTTGAGCTTTTGTAACATCTAGCGTAAAGCCCGAAGGTCCTGTTCCGTCTAGCTTGTCACCATTCCATAATGTTTGCGGAACAATTGTTTCTGAAGAAGGAGAACCGTTTACTAAGCTTCTTTCAACAAAACTTGGTGTAGCACCATCTAACTGAAAATAGATTCCATTGTCTTGACCAAAATAACCTACTCTTTGAATGACATTTTGAGCAGACGGAGCCATTACAAATGTATTCATGACCAAGAGACCTTTTCCTGATTGGTAGCTAAAGACTTTTGTGGTTTCACGAATCACCGAAGAACCTGATAAATTGCTAACAGTCATTTCAATCAGCCCTTGATTTTGATTAAATGAAGTGGATCCACCAACTGCTGTCAAAGAACTCCAAAGATTATTATCACGATATCTATGTGAAGAATCAAAAAGAGTTAAAGGATTAGAAACTCTTAAGCGACCAAATGCATCGGTATTCAGAGCACCAGCTACAAAAGAAACTGGAACAGGATTTGTTACATTAACATTCAGAGAAGAAGTGGCAGGAGTTACAGAAACATTGTTATTTCCAAGATCTTTCAGAGCAATTGGATTGAGAACATTTACACCAGTTGTTGGATTTGTAACTGTTATGCTGGTTAATTGATTTGTAACAGAAACTGCGCTAACTGGATTGAGAATTGTAATTGATCCGGAAACTGCAGCAGTATTTAAAATATAAACAGCAGATGTTGGATTAGTAATTGTAACACTACCAGAAACTGCAACAGTATTGAGAACATTTAAAGCTGTTGTCGGATTAGTAACAGTGACTGCTGTAATTGGATTGAGAATTGTTACAGATCCAGAAATTGCTGCTGTGTTTGAAATGCTGATTGATGTTACTGGATTTAAGATTGTAATTCCTGTTAACTGATTTGTTAAAGAAACCGAACTGATTGGATTAAGAACCGTCAGACTTCCGGACACTGCAACAGTATTGTTTACATTTAGAGAAGTTACAGGATTTGTAACGGTAATGCTTGTTAGCTGGTTTGTAACAGAAACTGAGCTAATTGGATTAACTATTGTAACACTACCAGAGATTGCTGCTGTGTTTAAAATGCTAATTGCAGTTACTGGATTGAGAACCGTAAAAGCAGAAATTTGATTTGTAATACTTACAGAGCTTACTGAATTGATTACTGAAAGGCTTCCAGAAACCGCTACTGTGTTCAAAACATTAACAGCAGTCGTTGGGTTTAAGATTGTAATTCCTGTTAGTTGATTAACCAAACTAACAGAACTGATAGGATTTGCTATTGTAACACTTCCCGAGATTGCAACCGTGTTTAAAACGCTTACTGAAGTAATTTGATTGAGGATTGTGAAACTTGTTAACTGGTTTGTAATGCTCACAGCAGTCACTGGAGCAACTTCTAAAATTCTTAGAGCACTGAGAGATTTATTAACTGCTGCAAAATTTCCAGCTTTGTCGCCAATTGTTATATCATCAATCGAAGATTCTAAATCTTGAGTAAGAACTTTTAAAGCATTTCCTTGACCTGTTCCAAGAGAAACAATCGTGGCTCGAATGCTTGGATTAACTCCATCTGCCAGTTCCACAGATCCGATGTTAATATCTGAAGCACTGAGAGAAATTGAAAGATCGCTCAAGTTTGTTATATAACCAGCTCTTGCGAAGAGTGGTCTATTTGCATCATTCTCGATAGGAATCCAAGAGAATGTTTCAGCCATTCCGACATTATATGAAGGAGGCTCGCCTGGAGTGCCAGTTATGATTGGAGAAAGAGTTGCCATCTTGGCTTACTTATCAATCATTGAAGCTTTGTTAAGGTTTTTGAGGCCAGACAACTTCTTCAGGAGCCTTAAACGTTGAAGTGATGTCGCGAAGAGCTTGTCTGTAAGTTAGCCAAGCTTCTTTAGAAGGTTTTGGAGCAGCATCAGAAAGTACGACCCAATCAGAGTCTTTTAATAAAGAATCTCGTTTTGCTCTTATTTGCTCCCATGTAAGAGAAGCTACTGGTGGAACAATAGCAATCGGACAACCATTTTCGTCTGGAACGATTCGCTTTCCTTTTGATTGTTCAATAAACAAATTATTGTATAACTCCTCTGTAATTTTAATTGCGTCTAATGGCATATTTTTGCCATGAAGCTCATCGTGATAAAATCCCTTTGTGGTTTTTGAATAATATATCATAACTATGTTCCTAATGCTATCCACGTAATTCCTATTGGATCTGGATTGGTATTTACAAACTCATCAGAAAACCATGTAAACGTTGAAGTTGTCCAACTAACTACCTGAGCCATTCTTTGAGCTCCAACCCCAGAAGGATTCCCGTCTGATGTATAGGTGCCGACAACAACGTTAAATGTTTGTGCGAACGTTGTTGGAAAACTAACGGTTGCTGCATTATTAGCTCCTGGTGCAGCGTTATTTGATGTGCTTCCCCATTGAATGAGTAGCCCATTTGGTAATTTTGTCCAACCGTTTGCAGCTAAAGATTGAGTGAATCCTCCCGCACTAATAATAACATCCGTTGTTCCGTCTGTTACGGAAATTCCAGAACCAGCTCTAATTTTTTTAAATTGAAGATTGGACCCGCTTTTAGTTGTTGCGGGAACGATTGAGCCTTCTCCAGATGCTCCTGCAATGTTTTGAGAATCTACTATAGCATTGGGAGCGCTTATTGTAAGCGTATCGCTTGCTTCAGAAACCGTAATATTCGTTCCTGTTGCAGCAATTGACTTAAATCTCAAATTAGTGCCAAAAACGTCTTTGTATACACCAATACCAGTTCCGACAGTAGATCCTCCTGTTATTCCTCCACTCCCTCCTCCTGCAGCATTAATTGTAACCGAATTGGCAGCTTCAGAAAGAGTAACGTTCGTTCCGGCTTTAATTCTTTTAAATTGCAAATCCACTCCAGACTTCTGAGAGAATAAACCAGAGCCATCAGAAGATGTTCCGAGATTAGAGGCAGTATTTGCTTCTCCTCCTCCGACACCCGTCGAGTCAATTTGAATATCATTTGGATTATTTGTAACAATAACACCAGCACCAGCTTTAATTGTTTTAAATTGTAGAGTGTTTCCAACGTTCGTAGTATAAACCTTCCCTACTCCTGTTCCGACATTGGTTCCGCTCGTCGGATCTGTGGAAGAAATAATAACATTGTCTCCAACCGTCGTTACTGTTGTGTTAGAGCCTCCTACAATAGTTCTTAAAGAAAGAGGAGTTGATATAGTGTCTTTTAAAATTATTCCGCTTCCGCTTCCAACATTGGTTGATGAGATTGTTGCTAAAGTTGTTACAGAAATTTTTACCGTATCGCTATCTTCAACGACAGAAACATTATTTGAACCGCTTGTAATTTTTTTAAATTGCAAAGTATCATTAACAATTTGTTTATAAACACCAATTCCGCTTAGTCCGATGTTTGTGGCAGAAAGGGTGTTTGCAGAAAGAGGGGCAAAGTAAGAGGCAGAAAGTTGACACAAAGCATTATCCAGAACTTCAAAGTTGCTGTTAATTTTTGGAAGAGAATTGCCAATGCATTCATTGCGATCAATTTCTTCCATACTGTTATAACAAAAAGCCATGAAGTTATTTATCAAACAAGTTAAATAATTGCAATGAAACGTAGTTATGATCTAGAAAGTATTTTTAGCAAAATATCCCAAGGAAATTCTTTGTTCAATTCGTTTTTAGAGCAAACTTTTACCTTCTTCTGGAATAAAAAGAAAACGACTTATCAAACAACATCAAAGAATTCCGTTGAGTATGGAGTTGGTTGGACTTATTCCAACGGACATCCTTTATCAGCAGATCCTTCTCAAATTATTTGGAAAATTACTCCAGACGAACACACGGTTGGTTATGAAGGAAATCAAACGGCAATGGCCATCGGAAAAGTTTCAACAACTCCAACGACTACATGGTACACAGATCATATTTTTGACAATGATAAATTTTTTCATGATTATTCGTCAGGAGACGTATTTTTGAATGATGGAAGCTTAACTCTTAAAGGATCAAATGAAAACATTAATCTAAGTGCTGCAAATACAGGAATAAGAATTCTGAATGGCAATATTACTTCCGCACAAGGGAATATTCATTTAAGTTCAGGAAATATATTATTGAATGGAGCAAACAAAGGAATTACAGTATCTTCTTCGGATGGTTACATAACAACTCCACTACTTTCAGCAATTTTGTTAACTGCTACAAATGTCATTCAAAGAGGAACGCATACAAAGCAAACGGTTGATTTAGGAACATATTCAATAACCCAAAATTTAACGATAAGTGTTCCTTGTAGCACGTCAGATTATTTTTATATAGAGTTTACAGGAACAACTGGGGTTACATTATACACAAAAACTTTTAATTTTCAAAACGTTCCTTTAAATTATTATCAAATTGAACTAGAGATTACTTCAAGCGATGATACGAATTTGCAATGGCCTTCTGGAATAACTTGGAGAAACAATTCTTTGTTTGGTCAAACTTCTTCTGGTCAAAGAACATATCTTGTTACTTTAAAGACAAGAGACAAAGGTTTAAATTGGCTAGCCTCTTACGATACATATTTTTAAACTTTTAGATAAATAAAATATATGAACGAAACACAAAAAAATCAAATTTGGCAAATTGCTGAAGTATTCCGTGGATCAAAGAACTCCACAAGCTTGAATGATATTATCCGCTTGGCTCAGAAAGATCTTTTCAAGGATCTCGTCAAAGAAGAATTTCAAAACGAGAATTTTGTAAAGTCCATTAAATTTGAATGGCACTGCACAGCCCAAGATGATTCCGTTGAATATATTAACGGAAAAATTGTTATTGATAAAGACAAGCTTGTTGACGAAAGAGATCTTTTCAGAGGCCGTCCAAACAACATTGATTATGGTGATGGTCGTTCGGTTTTTGTTGATGTTCGTCCAGGATTTCCTTCAGAAGAAGCAACAGAAGTAGAAATGGAGTGCTATGGTGGCATTCGTTATTTCCGTGATGGCGTTGTTGATCCTTTCAAGAGAGCAGAAGACTTTATTGAGAATTTTTACTCTACTGCTCGTTTGCTTCAATTAAAAGTTTGGTGGGATGCAATTCCCCATGAAGCCACTCCAAAGCTTGCTGCAGTTTATCAATGGAGTGATGGAGTTGTCAAGGCTGCAATTGGCGGAGCCACATCCTTTGAACAGCCTCCATTTACCTTTGCTGAAGTCGCTGAAGAAGTTGCAACATTAGCTGCCTAATTCTTATGTCCCTTACAAAAATTACAGATGAAGTAATTGCTTTATCAACAATTAGTTTTGACAAATTAACTCAAGGAGGTCCTAGATGGAGTTCTTCTGGAGTTATTTCAGCAACTGGTTTTGTTGGGGACGGTTCCGGTTTGACTGGTGTTGGAGCAGTTGTTGATGCAGGAGCAATTCAGAACATTATTAATTCTAACACAGTTACTGGTTATATTACTGCTGATGGCTTTATTGGAGATGGTTCCCGGTTATCAAATCTTTTTCCTGCAGCAAGTGTTATTGAAGTTAATGATTCGCTTTTTACAATTCTTCCAGAGCACGATAATGCTACTTTAGTTTTTAATAATGGAGCAACTATTGA